TTGAAACACTGGAACGCCTAAAGGATGGCGATATTGACATAGCAACGGCGAAAGCAATGGCCGACGTCGGTCAGGTTATTATAAACTCGGCAAAGTTGGAGGTGGATTTCATCCGCGCCACTGGATCAACAAAAGACTCGGGATTTATTAAGTTGGGCGATGGTAATGAGAAGCTGTTATGAGCAAACCAACACACGCACGAATCGCCCACGTTGAAGTAACCGAAAACGGCATACTGATTAAATCTATCCACCTACACGATGAAAATGGCGAGTATATTCGCGACGCTAAACTGAACGGGCAACTACTTTGCACGCTTACTGAGCATTTACTCAAGATTACAATATGCAAATAACCTATCTGCCGAACATTAGACAGTCGGCAAAGCACCACACTATCCAAATCGCTGATTATTTCGCCCTCGTGCGATCTGGTCAGCATTTGGCACTTATCGAGGCGTACAGAAATACCAAGGCGCTGAGCAAGGATGAGCAGGCCGAGGCAAAGCAACGGATTCCAGCGGTTACGATATCGGGGGTGTTCAAAGACAACGTGAGCAATGCAAACCTCATCCAACACTCAGGGCTTATTTGTATTGATTTTGACGCGGTGGACGATGTGGCTCGGCTAAAGTCTGAACTCGCCAAAGATCCGTATACATTCGCCGCCCTCTTATCCGTTTCGGGCAATGGTCTCGCGGCACTTGTTAAGATTGAGCCCGAGCGCCACCTTGACGCGTTCAATGGTCTCAAGCAGTATTATTTCCGAAACTACGGGCAACTAATTGATCAGAGTTGCAAGAATGTGAGCCGCCTCAGATTCCTCTCATACGACCCATTACTTTTTACCAACGATCAAAGCAAGACGTTCAAAGAGTACCCAAAAAAGGAAGCCAAGCCCAAGCAAGTGCACACGGTGCTCACAGGCAATGAGTTTGATGAATTGATTGATAGGATTTGCCGGGGCGGTTATGATTTGACAGAGGGCGCTTACAAAAATTATCTCGATATCGGCTTTGCACTGGCTTCTGAGTTTGGAGAGCGAGGCCGTGAGTATTTCCACGCCATCGCCGCCCAAAATAGCAAATACGATCATATTAAGGCCGACAGGCAGTATAATTATTGCCTACGCGATACAGGGCAGAGCAAGATTGCAATTGGCACCTTTTACTATTACGCTAAACAAGCGGGCGTTGAGTTGAAAAGTCAGCAGGCTGTCAAGTTGGAAAACATTGCCAAAATGGCCAAAAAGCAAGGGCGTGCTCAGGAGTCGGTGGTTGAGATTGCCCGGTTGAGTGGAATGGACATTGAAAAGGCCACCGAAACCGCCGCCGCAGTATTTGAGGCCAATGTTTCGCTGCAGCTCACAGGACAGACGCCCGTCGCGCTATGCCAGTTGTATCTTCAAAACAACCACCAACTGCACTATAATACAATCACGGCAGATATTGAGGATCGCTCAGTTTTATTTAACTCGAAACCCAAGATTTTGGACGATATGAGCCTGAACACGATGTATTTGCGCTTCAGTGAGTTGACAGACAACAAAATATCATTTGAGTTTTTTTGCCGTGTGATCTATTCCGAAATGACCCGCTACTATAACCCATTCGAGGACTTTTTAAAGGCTAATGAGTCGGTACAGCGAAGCCAGCAAATTATCGATGAGTTGGCCGCTTGCATCGAAACCACCACGCCGCACGTTGCTAAATACTTAACTCACTGGGGCGTTGGAATGATTGCAAGTGTTTACGGCCATACCTCGCCATTGGTATTGGTATTGGCAGGCGAGCGCCAAAATACGGGTAAAACGGAGTTTTTTAGGCGCCTATTGCCCAAACCACTCGCCAACTACTACGCAGAGTCTAAACTGGATGGGGGAAAGGATGACGATATTTTGTTAACCAAAAAGCTCATTATTATGGATGATGAATTTGGGGGTAAATCTAAATTTGAGGCCAAACGATTTAAGGAGTTGACCAGTAAGGCCAGTTTCTCAATCCGCTTGCCTTATGGGCGAACTCACCGAGATTTGAAACGCCTTGCCGTCTTAGCAGGAACTACCAATGATCTGGGCCTTATCTCAGATCCAACAGGCAACCGCCGAATCCTGCCCATTAATGTGCTCGGTATCAATCACCCGGCATATAATGCCATCGACAAAACCGCCCTATTCATGGCCTTCTATGACCTATACCAATCAGGGTTCAATTGGCACCTCAGCAGTGAGGATATACTGCAACTAAACGAAAATAGTACTGAATTTAATGCAATTAATTTTGAAGCGGAATTAATAAACCAATATTTTAGAGTTCCGCAAAATGGTGATTATAGTGATTATTTAACAAATACAGAGTTAAAAATATATTTGGAGGTGAACAGCCAACAGCGGATTTTTGACACTCGAAAGTTGGGGATGGAAATGAAAAATTTGGGCTTCCAACAAGTGAAAAGGAAAGTGAATGGGTCAACAATGCGCTGCTATGCGGTTGTAAAAATCGCAAGACAATGAAAAACCGATTTTCTCTGACCACCGCTCAGCCCAATGTTTATACGGCTTCACCTAAAAGGTGGTCAGAGAGGCACGTAAAAAACATAACTTCCCTAGAAAAATATTTTTTCAATTTCCATTTTTTTTATTTTGTAGTTCTGGAAAAGTCTTTGACTTTCTCTGACCACCTGACCACCTTTCGACTTGCGCCCAATGACATCGCGCCTTTAGAGGTGGTCAGAGAGCTTTTTTTCTCTGACCACCCTCTGACCACCGCACAAATTGCTAACTTTGCTAATATATGACTGAGGATAAAATACAGCAGGAAATAATAATTTATTATCGCAATACGTTTCAAAGAGTTTATAAGGATTGTTTAATCTTTAGCATCCCTAACGGAGGGCTAAGAGATAAGCGCACGGCCATGCTCATGAAGGCCACAGGATTAACACCAGGGGCCAGTGATCTAATTGTGATATACTTTGGTAAGTTGCTATTCGTTGAAGTCAAGACATCAACAGGCACGCAGTCAGAAGAGCAGAAGGTATTTGCTCAGCGTGTTAGAGACTGTGGTTTTGATTATCATTTGGTGCGCTCATTGCTGGACTTTAAACTACTACTGACATGCCAACAATAAACAAGCCTAAGCAAGGAGGCAAGAAGCCAAGGCAATACGTTAAAGGGTCATACATAGAGCCGCGCTATAATACCCAGCATTGGCGCAACCTTCGCGCTTCAGTGTTGCAATCCTCACCACTGTGCAAAGCATGTGAGTCTGTTGGATTGATTACATTGGCTCAGATGGTGGATCACATTGAGCCCGTAAGATTAGGCGGTGAGTTTTGGGACGCCGATAACTTACAACCCTTGTGCAATTCCTGCCACGCGAGCAAGAGCGCCAAGGAAAGGAATCTCGACCCGTACGGGGGTTAAAATCTTTAGACAGGACCCACAAAACCGCAGGCCTTCCTTTTCTTCACACATGGGCGAAAATAGATTTGCAAATTTTAACGTATATTTGTAAATATGAAAGGGAGACCACGCAAACCCGTTGATTTAAAAAAAATCGAGGGGACTTTTCGCGCCGACCGAAGTCTTGATCAGCCGATGATTGTTGAGCTGAGTGTTGGAGTCCCACAACCACCCGCTCACCTAAACGAATTGGGCTTTGAGTATTGGGATATTACTTGCAAGGAGTTAAAAAACAACAATCTACTAGCGGGCGCTGATCTCGGTCTGGTTGCCGGGTACTGCAATGAGTTGGGCCTGTATAAAAAAGCCTGCGAGATAAACAATAAAGAGGGCGAGGTTGTTGTTAACAGATTTGGCGAGCGTGTTGTTTCGCCGTGGTATGATGTGCGCAGCAAAGCATTGAAGCAAGCCACGCAGATGGGGCAGTTGTTTGGAATCACGCCGAGCGCCCGGGCAAGAATTGAAACGGGGAACGTGAAGCCAGCGAGCAAATTAGAATTATTAAGAAAACCTAAAACCGCATAACATGAAAAAGACAGTTAACAAAGCAACGCACAAAGCCGCCTTTGAAACGGCGCATCTTGAATACCAGGGGCGCGAGTACAGGATTGAAGAGCGAGGCCACCAATTTGTGATCACCATGGACCAGGGCAGCGGATTCCGTGAGTGTGGCAAGTTTGGTTTGTGGGATGAGGCGTTTGTGTATCGCAACTTGAAACTCGCAGAAGAGGCGAAGGCCATTTTTGAAAGCCAGTGCAAAAAGTTGAAAAGTATATAAGCGATGTGCAATCTGGCGCGGTGCCAGTTTGTGAACACGTGCGCAATGCCGTTGATAGATACGTGGCAGATCGTGCAGCGGGTTGGGGATTTTCTGATACCTACGCTTTGCATGCCATTGAATTTATTGAGCAGTTAGAGCATAGCACGGGCGAATATGCGGGCAAGCCGTTTGAGTTGGAACCATGGCAGGCTTTTATAATTTGGAATCTGTTTGGTTTTTTGAACGAGGACGGTAGCCGTAGGTTTACGCGGGCTTATGTTGAAGTGCCTCGCAAAAATGGTAAATCGACATTCAGCAGCGCGATTATGCTTTACGGGCTTATTGCGGATGATGAATCGGCGGCGCAGGTTTACAGCGCGGCCACAAAGTTAGATCAGGCAATGATGGTTTTCGGCGAGTCGGTTAGGGTTTGCCAAAATCTGCCCTGGTTGAATGAGGCGCTTACCGTTAACAATTCTGTAAACAATCGGCGGATCCTTTACGGGCAATCGATATACAAACCGCTTGAGTGGAACCCAGGCAAGCAGGACGGACTCAATGCGCACTTTTGTTGTATTGATGAATATCACGCCCATCCAAATGATGAGCTCTACAACGTAATCCGAAACTCAATGGGGGCAAGGCGGCAGCCGTTGCTGTTTACCATTACGACGGCGGGCTTCAATCGTGAAGCGCCTTGTTATAAGCACCGGCAGTATTGCGCAGGCGTGTTGAGTGGCAATATAAAAGACGATGCTTTGTTTTCGGTGATCTATACATTGGATGAGGGCGATGATTGGACGGACCCGGCAGTATGGGCCAAAGCAAATCCAAACTGGGGTATTTCAGTAAACCCGCGCCAACTTGAGCAGGGATTGACCGAGGCCAAGGAGTTCGTGCATAAGGAGGTTGAATTTAAAACCAAACTGCTAAACGTTTGGACCGATACCGCAATGACTTGGATTTCAGACAGTGATTGGAAAGCTTGCGATGGCGTGGATGATTTAGAAGGCGCTTTGTGTTATGGCGGTTTGGATTTGGCAAGCACTGGGGACTTTTGCGCATTTAGTTTGTACTTCCCAGAATATCACGCGATTCGCTCATGGTATTGGTTGCCAGTCGAGACGGCCTATAAACGTAAGGACGCAGCAGGGCAATCTATTAGGCAATGGGCGAGTGATGGGCATATTGAGTTAACGGACGGGAACGTAACTGATTACGCTTTTATTAAGGCGCGGGTTATCCAGTTGGCTCAGCAGTACGACATAAAAGACATTGCCTTTGACCGATTCAACTCTTCGCAGTTAGTAATTGAGCTACAAAATGAGGGCCTGCAAATGTTCCCCTTTGGCCAAGGCTTTGTATCAATGTCGGCACCTACCAAAGAACTGGAGCGGTTGACAAAGGATAAACAATTAAGGCACGCAGGCAATCCTGTTACGCGTTGGATGATGGGCAACATAATGCTGCGCACCGATCCTGCGGGTAATATCAAAATAGACAAAGCCAAGTCTGGCGATAAAGTCGATGGGCCTGTTTCGATAGTTATGGCGTTGGGCACTTGCATGCAGGATGCCGCCAAAGAAAAAGAATCTGATTTTTGGTTTGTAAGCTTATGAAATTTTTGGATGACTATATGCAGGAATACTACAACAACCTACCGAAATATCGGACCTATGAGGATGCCTACAACGCAACCGAGGAAAAGTATTTCGGCAAGTTTGGAATAAGAAGGTACAAAAACTACGATGTATTCAGGGCAGCGCTCAGCAGGTGGTTGGCACAGGGGCGTAATAAGTAATTTGTTAACGTGAGTAATTTAGGGCAGTTGTAATTTGCGGGCGATGAATCTAAAATTCTGGCAGCCAAAAAGAGCGGAGAAGCGCAGTAGCTTATCGCAGCCAACTGATTGGCTAGTGAATACTTTACAAAATGTTTTCGGATATCAAACAAAAAGCGGTCAGGCGGTTAATGATCGCACGGCGCTATCTATTGCGTCGGTGCACGCGTGCGTTAGAGTTATTGCAGACGGTATTGCGGGGCTATCTTTAAAACTTTATAAAGATGATGGCACCAATCGCGAGCAGGTTGTGGTACACTATGCCACGGCATTGGTAAACGAGCCAAACCCGTATCAAACAAAATACGATTTCACCAAATACATGGTGAGCCACTTGGCGCTGAAGGGCAACGCCTACGCTTTTATCAATCGCGACAGCAGATATTTGGGCATTGAGTTGCACCCGATTGCACCTGATTACGTGCAGCCAATCATGCAGGACGGCCAATTGTTTTACAAAGTGAATCGCAAGGGCTTCCCTGGCATGATCCCAGCGGCGGACATGTTGCATTTTAAGGGCTTGTGTGGTGATGATCCGCTTGTGGGTTTGAGCCCCATCGTGGTGCACGCCGAAACCTTGGGCATTGATTTGGCAGCAATTAGCCAAAGCGCGGGCGTCTACAAAAATGGAGTGTTGAAATTTTTGTTAACATCGGATGCGCAGATTAAACCCGAGCAGGCGGTGCCTTTGAAGAAATCACTCGACGATGTAATTGATGGGGCAAGCCGCAGCACTGTGCTACCCAATGGCATCAAGATGGAAAAATTGAGCCTTAGCCCAGAAGAGGCGCAGTATTTGGAAACCCGCAAATTTTCGGCCGAGGAAATCGCCCGCATTTTTGGGGTGCCCGCTTCCATGATTGGCGCAAAGGACGGCATCAAATCCAGCGTCGAGCAGGAATACCAAGATTTTTACGCACGTACTTTGGCATCCTATGCGATTAACATCGAGCAGGAAATGGCCCGCAAGCTGTTAACAGAAAATGATAAGTTGACTTATTACTTTAAATTTAACTTTAATTCGCTGTTGAGAGCCAGCGCCAACGAGCGAGCAGATTATTACAACAAGGGCATCCGCGGCGGTTGGCTTTCACGCAACGAGGCCCGCATGTTTGAGGACGCAAACGGATTTAATGGAGGCGATGAGTATTTGATCGAATCCAATTTGATGCCGTCCAGCAAAATCGATGAATATATGGACGCCAAAATTGCGCAGCTTATGAGCACCGCAGACAAAAACAATAACCCAGAGGGCACAAATAATAACGAAGTAATCTAATGAAACAAGAAAGGCGCACATTTACGGGCACTGTTCACACCAGAGAGGACGGCGAAGGCATGCCAAAAGAAATTGGCGGCATTGCTGCTGTCATTAATTCCGCTACGGATCTCGGATATTTTGAGGAGGTTATTTTGCCGGGGGCGTTTGACAATGCTCTGTCAAAAGATTACGACATTCGTTGTTTGTTTAACCACGAAGCCGAGTTAATTTTGGGCCGCACAAAAGCAAACACCTGCAAAGTGTTTGTAAATGGCGACGGCAATCTTGAATATACATGGGTGCCAGATTACGAAAACCCTACCCATATGAGCGTTGTGCGTTCTATCATGCGCGGCGATATCACTCAAAGCTCATTTGCGTTCACCATTAAAGAACAAATGTGGAGCGAGTCGGAAAAGTACGGATCTATGGGCAAGCGCACAATTAAGGTGATCGAGGATTTGTATGATGTTAGCCCTGTAACTTATCCCGCTTACGCTGACACTGAAGCCGACGCCCGTAGCATTGTTGCTATGCGTGATCAGGAGCAAGAAATCGAAGAGGCCAAAAGAAGCCAAGCCTCTGCCGATGTTATTAAATTGGCTTTATTGAGATACCAAAACCTTTAAACAAAAAACAAAATCATGAATAAAATTAAAGCATTGAAAGAAGAGCGTGGACGTTTGCTCGGCGAATTGTCTACCTTGCAAACCACAATCGAAAAAGAAGCCAGATCTATGGCTGATTCTGAAACCAACCGCTTAAGCGAAATCGAGGCTCGTTTGGGCGCGATCAAAGCTGAGGTTGAAACCTTGGAAAAATTGCAAAACTTGGCTGCACAAGCTGCCGGTCATTCTGCAAGCCGTGGTGAGGAAAAAGAAAAAGAAAACATGGCTAAAGATTACAGCTTCAAGCGTGCAATCAATTTGGCTACCACTGGACGCCGCGAAGGTGTTGAAGGTGAATTTTCTCAAATCGGTGCTGAAGAGTTCCAGCGTTCTGGTGTTTCTGTTTCTGCTCACTCTGTAAAAATCCCTTCTGAGGTTTTCAAACGTGATATGACTGCTACTGGCGGTTCTGCTGGTTCTGAAGGTGGTGTAAACGTTCAAACTTCTGTTGGTTCAATTATCGATGTATTGTTGCCTCGCACCGTATTGCGCGGTTTGGGTGTTCAGCAGTTGAGCGGATTGGTTGGTAACTTGGATATGCCTACCGCTTCTACAGTTCCTAGCGCAGGTTGGAACACTGAAAACGGTTCAGCTTCTGAAAAGAGCCCCGCGTTCAGCAAAATCACTTTTAGCCCTAAGCGTTTGGCCGCTTACATTCAGGTTTCAAACCAGTTGATGTTGCAATCTAGCAACTCAATCGACGCTTACGTGCGTAACTGGCTCTTGAATGCAATGGCTCAATCTTTGGAAACTGCTGCTATTAAAGGCGGTGGATCTAACGAGCCTACTGGTATCATTGCCAATAGCAACGTAAACGTAACTTTCGCAGGTGGTGCATCTTCTAACAGCACAAACGCTAACGGTATCGCTCCAGTATGGGCCGACGTTGTTAACTTGATGAAAGCCGTTGAAAACGCAAATGGTGAGGGTGTTGCTTACTTGACCAACCCTAAAGTAAAAGCCGCTTTGCAAACTATCCCACGCCAAGCTTCTGGTGTAGAAGGTAACTTCATTTGGGCTAGCGGTGGCGCCGAGTTGAACGGTTACAATGTAGCCACTTCTACTTTGGTTCCTAGCAACTTGACCAAAGGAACTAGCAGCGCATTGTCTGCCATGATTTTCGGTGACTTCTCCAAGCTCGCTTTGGCTTCATGGGGTGGTGGCATGGAATTAGTGGTAGATCCTTTCAGCGGAGCTACTGCTGGTTTGACCAACGTTATCCTTAACTCTTACATGGATGTAAACTTGTTGCAGCCTACTGCCTTCGCAGTTTGTAAGGACATCGTAGCCTAATAATCTGCCCGCTTGGGGGCGTAAAAGTTCCAAGTGCCGGGGGTGATCTTGACTGCATCGCCCCTGGGCCAATATGAAAGTGAGATTTACAGCAAACCCTACAGGGCAATTTAATTTAAGTTACAACGTAGGTGAAGAAGTAATAATGGAAACCAAGCAGGCCATGCTCTTAATTGAGGCGGGCGTTGCTGAAGAGATTGCAGTATTGACACCAGCCAAGCCAAAGAAGGCAAAACCAGTAAACCCTGAAACCGAACTAGACGCAGAATAATGTTTGTCAGCCGTAGATATACCGCCTTCGCAAATGCCGCCACTGATTACCTCAGTTTGGCAGATGCAAAAACCCATTTAAGGGTTACAAGTTCCTCAGATGATACTTACATTTCGGGGCTTATCTCTATGGCAATTGATGCCTGCAGTAATTATTTGGGCTATTCGATTCGCAAAGGGACGGCAAAGTATGGCTTCGACTCATTTACAGGCATGCCTGCGCTCGTTAATCCCGTGAATGGACTCAATATACCTTCGGGCAATTATCTGCGCTTAAACACGCGCTGCTTGGCTATTAACTCCGTGAGCTATGTGAACGACTCGCAGGCAGTTGTTGCTTTTGATTCTGCCGATTGGTTGGCTTCACCTGATCCGATGGGCGGGTATTCTCGAAATATCTTTTTTGAAAATACGCCATCCTCTATAACGGACGATGTGATTAAGTACATCGTTGAAATTTCAGAGGGCTTTAATCCTGTAGGCACTTCTTCTGTAGACCCCGACACAATCCTGCCCGCAACAATTAAACATGCGGCGCTGTTGTTGGTTGCTCAGTACTACGATAACAGGCAGGCCATTATTGCAGGGAGTATTAACAGCGAAATGAATTTCGGATTTCACTACTTACTCGATCCGTACAAAATCCAAATCATGATCTAATGAATGCGGGGTTAATGGACGTTTTGGTAAGTCTGCAAAGTTACACCGAAACAATAGATAGCAACACAGGCGAAAAGCTACAAACGTGGACGGAATATGCAACCGCATGGGCGCAGCGTGTTGAGCAGGAAAGTGGTGCGGAGAATGTAAACGCAGACAGGCGCGAACATAAGCAAATTGTGATGTATACCATTCGTTTCAATTCGGCCGTAGGCGTTAAGCACAGGGTGGTTGATGACAACGGAGCGCACAACATTGTTAACATTGCCAACCTTCAACGCAATCTATATTTGAAACTACAAACTGAATTAACGCAATAATGGAAAAAATCGACGGACTCGCTGAAACCTTGGAAGCCTTAAAGGCTATGGGGGTCAGTGTGAAAAGTCGTAAACTCCAGCAAGTTTTAAAGAAAAGCGCAAGCCCAATTATCGCAACGGCCAAATCTTTGGTGCCAGTGGATACAGGGGATTTGCGGGACTCAATCGGTTTCATTAATAGCAAGGACAATCAGAACTTTGATAAGGCTTTAATTGGCTTGCGCAAGGAGTACCACAACAACTATTTGGGCGTGATGTATGAGTACGGCGTGCCAACAAGTCGTATCCAAGCAACTACAGGCCGCTATACAGGATCTATTGCCCCGGTGCGTTTTATGCAAAGGGCCGTTGATTCAAACGCCACAAGCGTAGAGGAAAACATAATAAAAGGCGTTGATCAAATCATTGCCGATTTAGCAAAGAAAAATAATCTAATATACAAATAACCATGGCAATCTCTGGACCAGTAAACGGCACGCTGATAAGCATCTATAAAGATGTTAGCGGAACCTTGACCAAAATCGCAAACGCGACATCTCATTCAATCGACATTTCTAAAGATATGATCGACGTTACTAACAAAGACAGCGCAGGCGCCAAAGAATTTATTGCGGGCGAGTATGGCTACACTTTGAACGTTGAAGGTATTTTTGAAGAAGATGCATCTGTGAGCACAAGCGGTTTGTCTTTTAAAGATCTTTTGACCGATTTGTTAGCCGGTACTTCTGTTACAATTGTAATGACTACCAACAGCACAGGAGATCAAAAATTAACAGGCGGCGCTTTCTTTAGCAGCTTATCATTGAGCGCACCTAACAATGACAAAGCAACCTTTACAGGAACTTTGCAAGGTACAGGCGCCTTGACCATTGGCACCGTATCGCCTTAATACTTTTTGTCTTATCTTTGTGGCATGAGCCACATTATCATCGGGGGTGTTCAGCACCCCCTTTTGTTTAACATGAACAGCCTGCGCAACGTTATGCAGTTGGCTGGGATGGAAAATTTCGCAGATCTAAACCTGCAAAAAGACCTTGCCAAATCGATGGACTTCGCACTAGCCTGCGCATTCTATGGGATTCTGGAAGGCTACGAAGCCGATGGCAAAAAAACGCCATACCCCACGATCCAAAAGTTGGGCGCATCGGTTAAAAGATTTACAGAGTTAAGTCCTGCGCTGGATGGATTTACGCAGGCGGTTAGTGATTTCTTTAGCACTGACGAGCCAGAGGGAAAGTAAAAGCCAAGGGCGACGGCGCACCGCTAACTTGGCGCAAGATTGAGCGCATTAGTTACGGCGAATTGAATCTAACTGAGCGAGAGTTTTGGAAATGCTCGCCACGTTTTTGGCGTTTGAAATTGGAGGGGATGCGTGAGGCGCAGCAACAGCAGTACAGAAACCAATGGGAAATAACTCGCTGGGCAGTTGCTACAAGCATGGCGCCCCACTTAAAGAAACCCATTGAGCCGAAAAGGCTGTTAACATTTCCATGGGAAGAGCCCGAGTTTTTGTCCATTCACGAAGCCGTTAGGTTATATTCGCATGTCTTTGATAAGTTAACCCCAGACGCCAAGGCATGAGCGCACCTATAAAAATAGTATATAACATTTTAAGCAATGCGTCAGACCTTACGGCGTTGGTTTCCACTCGCTTAAATCCTTTGCGGATTCCGCAGGAGTCTGCATTTCCTGCAATCGCTTATAATTTAGTCAGCGTAATTGCAAGCCCTACCAATACAAGCCACTCACGCACAGATTTTGCTCGGGTGCAAGTTAGTAGTTTTGGCGCCACGTTTGCCGATGCGATGGACACAGCCGCACAGGTTCGGGCCGCGTTTGAAGCTGCTACCTTTCCAGATACTTTTAATGGGGTTTACTGCCAGGCGATTGAGTTCGATGGCGAGGTGCATTTGGTTGAGGATGAGGCAGGATTTGCGGGAATTTATCACGTTGCTCAGGACTTTATAATTAATTACATTTATGCCGCGCCAGTGCCATCTGGTGCTAGTTATTTGTTGCTCGAAGATGGCGCTTATTTATTGCAAGAAGATAGTTATAAAATAGAATTGTAAGCATGGCAAGGTCGTTAAATATAGTAATTGGCGCAAACATTGAAAAGCTCAGACAGGGCTTTAATGATGCGATATCAGTAATAAAAAAGGCGGGCGGTGAAATGTCTGCCGATGTTGCGAAGAGTGCAAAAAGCATTGAGGAAAAGCTAGCAGCGATTGCAACAAAGAACCCAACGATGAGCACTGTCAGACAGTTGACTCAGTTGGCAATGGAAGCGCGGGCATTGGGTCCAGAATTTGCCGCGTCTGCTGATCAGTTTATAAAAGAAGCGGGTAGAATTAAAGACAGTATTGGCGATGCCAGGGCGGAAGTTGGATATTTTGCAAGCGATACCCGACGCCTCGATGCGGTATTGGGTGGAGTTCAGGCAGTTGCCGGGGCTTTTGGTGCCGTTGAGGGCGCACTTGCATTGGCAGGGGTTGAGAATGAGGATCTACAAAAAACAATGGTCAAGCTTCAGGGCGCCATTGCTTTGGTGAATGGAGTGCAAGCCATACAAAACGCATTGCAAGCCGAGAGCGCTGTGCGTATTGGAATAACTACGGCAGCCACTAAACTTTATACATTAGTAACGGGAGGCGCAACAGGGGCAACGCTTGCCTTTAGAACAGCCTTAATGTCTATAGGTATTGGTGTTGCGATTGCAGGGATTGGCGCATTGATTGCCAACTTTGATAAATTAAAGAACGCAATTTTTCCCGCTGATGCCGCGCTGAAAGGATTAAATACAACTCTCGATAAAACAATAGCAAAAAACGAGCGCGATATAAAAGTAATGGAGGCAAAGGGCAATAAATTAGGCGCCTTTGCTTTACAAGAACAGAATTTAAATTTAACGCTACAAAAAGCCCGCGCCAACTTTGGTAAAAACAATAAAGAAAACTGGGGCAAAATAATTGATGATACTAAAACGGCGTTAACTGTATTAAAAATACAAAGAGACAATTATAACGCAGCCGAGGCCGCCAAACAACAAGAGCACGAGGCCGAGATTTTAAAGCAAAATCAAGATGCTTATAATAAGCGTTTAGAAAAGTTTAGAAAGTACAAAGCACAAAGACAGTTAGAGGCGGAAAAGGCTAGGAATGAATTGAAGGCAACAGAAATTGAAACCGTTGCCAGTGGCCCACGCCAAGGAATCAAAACAATTGACCCCGCGCCTATAGATATTAAGGCACCGCAGAAACTTGAGCATACATTTACGCAAATCGATTATGCGATGCAAAACCAAATCGCAAAGCAGGAAGAGTATGAAGAGCGTTTTGCGAAATCAATGGAGGGCGTTAACCAGGCGTTTAATAGTTTGACCGCTGACGGGCTCGAAGCGTTTGGAGTATTGTTGGGCGATATCATGACGGGGCAAATCGGAAGCTTTCAAGATTTTGGCAAGAAATTACTGGGAGCAGTTGCGGCATTCATGAAATCATTTGGGCAAGCATTGATTGCAACGGCCACAGCGTCCAAGGCTTTTAAAGAGTTATTAATTAAAAACCCTGTGCTTGCAGCTGCTGCGGGTGTTGCATTGGTTGCAGGTTCCGCGGTGATCAGTAACATGCTGAACAAAGGCCCACAGGCTACAGCATTTGCCGAGGGGGGAATTGTGAGCGGTCCCACATTGGGATTGGTGGGTGAATATCCAGGGGCAAGTAGTAACCCTGAAGTGATTGCGCCATTGGATAAATTGAAGGGCATGCTAAACACAAACGAGCAAAGCGGATTTGTTGCTAGCACCACAATACAGGGGCGCGATTTGGCGATAGTATTGGAACGATATAACAAAGATTCAAGAAGAGGATAATGGCAAGGAAATACTATGGTTCGTTTTATTCGGTTACGGGCAAACTGCACCGCGTTGAGATTTGGGATGCGCCGAGCGGTTCGGGATCAGGTGGCACAGAGTTAAAACTTGCGGGCGATGGCTACGAAATACAACGCGATGGTGAAGGAGATACATTTTATCAAAATGCTATCAGACCTTCACGCAGTACA